GTTAGCTGTGCTTTTGGTGCAAACTTAATCTGATCACTAGCTTGACCAAAACCCAATACTCCAGCTTTTTGAGCAGTTTGTAATGGGGCTGGTGAATCAGTGTGCTGGGTAATAATATCAGCACCTTGAGAAATTAATACTTTAGCAGCATCTGCTTCTTTACTTGGATCATACCATGTGTTTACCCAAATGATATCTAAATCAAAATCTGGGTTTACAGATGTTGCTCCAAGATAGAAAGAATTAATTCCACGAATTACTTCTGGAATTGGAAAGGATGCGATATAACCAGCCTTTCCATTTTTGGACATGTGACCAGCTAGCACGCCTTGTACATAACGGCCTTCATAAAAACGAGAAGAATAAACTGCAAGGTTATCTCCAGTTTTATATCCCGTAGCATGTTCAAACAAAATGTCTGGGTTTTCTTTTGCTACTTTAACAGTTGATTCCATATATCCAAATGAGGTTGTAAAAATCATATCAACACCGTTTGAAATCATGGTACGCATTACGCGAGCAGCGTCAGGCCCTTCGGGAACAGATTCTACGTATGTAGTCTCTACTCTATCTCCAAAAGTTTCTTCAACCAATTGACGACCTAGATCGTGTGAATAAGTCCACCCATGATCTCCAATTGGTCCTACATATACAAAACCGACTTTAAGAGGTTCTGCATAAGCGGTTGTGGCTACAGAAAGTGCTAATGCACCTGCAGCAAGCAGTCTTTTAATCATATTTTCTCCTTATCTAACTTCAAAAATCCAAGATACAGTTGATTCAATTGGCTTTTCGTTGTTGTGCTTGTATGTGCCAGATGGCAGATGCACAGTCTCGATTACCGTTGAGTTAGTGTATTCAGTTTTTGGATCTTCAGTTTTTATGGCATTGTATATTAATGCCCCTGCAACTAGTGGAATAATAATTTCCATTACAGTCTCTCCGTTTGTTTACCTTGTTGTTTAAGCATGTAATTTAGTACAACTTTACCAAGTTGTTGGTCGGTGTCATCAAACCATGCGTTTACATGGTAGTTGATTTCTTGAGGGTCTGGTTTTTGAAAAATAATGTTGGTGTCTTTATATTGACTTTCTTTTATAGTATCCATAAAAACTGTATAGTCTGCACTTATTAAATCTCTAGTTTTAGCTAAAGGACACACAAAGTCAATTACTGCTATTCTGTCTGCAAGAACTACTCCATCAGCAAGATGTAACATACGTTTTGCCTGTTCTATTCTAGCCTTAATACTAAAATCCCAATCATTATAACGTGTTCTTACGTCATCAGCGTTAATATGCACGCCACCAAGTAGATCTGCAAGAGGTTTAGCAAGTGTGGTTTTACCGCTACCAGGCAAACCAAATATTAATATTTTCATACTAAAATCTTTCTATCAATTGGTGTGTCATCAAATGTAAAGTGTTTTATAAACCACTCATTATTTATACTTACTAAAGTAGCGTAAATAGTATCATCAAAAGAAAGGTTTTCTTCTGTGGGTATCTTAAATGGATACGAAATTTTATCTAACCATAATAAATTATCTCTTGTTTTAACAACTCTTCTTTTGATTGCTCTACAATACAGTGGGTTTGACAAATCAAAAGGAGTTGCGTTTGCATCCATTCCCCAGTTAGGTCTTTTTAAAATTAGCTGTTGTAAGTCTTTACAGGTACAATCAAACTCAATTCTTTTATCTATTTGAAGTAGCCTTGCAAAATAATCTCCTTGTAAAGACTTATCATCAACCGTTTCTTTATGACTATCTTTATTTCTATTAACAAATATTTTATCGAGAGTAAAAGATATGTTATAAGGTTTTTTGAATAAACCAAAAAAAGGATATTTTATTGAATTGAGATTCATCGTTTTTTTCGTAATTTTCTATTTTTTCTAAACTTATTTAACAGTTTTACAAGTCTAACTGTTTTAAGTTTTTTTCTTCTTATTCGCGCATTAAAGGAGTCGCGTAGATTTTCACCTCTACTTTTATCTTTTTCAAGCATAGTTTTCTCCTAAAGTTCTGTAAGTTCTCCCCAACTAGGTCCAACCTCAAAATCAACTTTGATAGGACATCCAGGGATAGAAAGTCCTCTATCTTTCTGAATACAACGTCTAGCGTTTTCAATGTAAGTTTCTACTAGATCATCTCTTACTTCGGACACGATTGAGTCATGTACTACTGTGAATGGTTTGATTGCTTCTAAATAATCGTTTTCTTCAATCCACTCAATTAAATCAATTACGCCTAGAACATTAATATCTGAGGCAACTGATTGTACTAAAAAGTTTACTCCAGATCTAATAGCATGTTTAGACACACCTGGGTTAGGTGACTTAGCTTCTGGTAGTCTACGTTTACGACCGAAGAAGGAATATATAAAAGCGTGATTTTCAATCTGTGAATTAGACGCGTCAATGAAACGTTTTAAAGCTTTTGCTTCACTGAAATACTTATTGATGAATTGTTTAGATTGTGGAACTGATATTTCCTCACCTGCTTTAGCGTCTTTGTTTACTGTTTCAGCGATTTTTGCAGGACCTGCTTGATACATGATGCCGAAAGTAATTGCTTTAGCATACTGACGTTGTGCTGGGTATTGTTTCTTAACTTGATCAACATCAACTGGTAGGTTAAACATCTGTTTTGCTACATACGAATGAAAGTCAAGTTTATCAATAAAAGCCTTTTGCAAGAACTGATCACCACTCAACATAGCAGCATAATAAACTTCAGCTGTTCCTAAGTCACACTGTATTATCTTGTATCCCGGTCTTGCCTTGAACAGTTTTTTGATGTCTTTGTTATCGCGTGGAATATTCTGATAGTTAAGGTTTCCACTGCTAGATAGACGCCCAGAAGTAGTACCATGAATATTAAAGCCAGAACGAAGCCTACCATCTTTATCTACTCCATTTCTTATATTTGAAATATATGTTCCTGCTAGTTTAGTTTTCTCTCGTAAATCAAGAATAGCTTCAGCGAGTGGGTGTCCCATATTAGCAAGAACTTCTTTGTCAGTTGATGGCGCACCTGTATCAGTTTTCTTCGTTACCTTCATACTTAGAATATTAAAGAATAACTCACGAAGATGATAGGTTGAGTTAGGATTGAAATCTTTTCCTTGAGTACGCTCAAATCTTTGCACAGCTTCATGAGCCATAATCTCATCAAGACACTCTTCCATATCAATTGTATACTGCTCTGTAAGATATGCTACTTGATCAATATCGATGGGACCACCATTCTTTTCAAGCCGCTTCATAGCGTGAGTTGCTGGCTTAAGAATGGTAGAATATAAACTATTAAACTCTTCACTTTTATCTACAAGAGGTTTAAATTTCATGTATAGCTGAAATGTTGCGTCAGCATCTTTACACGCATAAGGTGCAAGAATATCACTTGGCAACATACCGTAGTTAAAGTCTGCTAGTTTGACTTTATTTTTACGCGCCCATGTTTTCTTATAATCATCTAGTTCGCGTTCATAGTCTCCTAGATCGGTGAATCTCAATGCAAGAGGTTTTAGACCGTGAGTACCTACAGCTTCTTCTAAACAGTAATGAAGAAGCATAGTATCTTCATAGTCTGGAAACTCAAAGCCTAGTTCTGTTTCCATGTAGTTTGTATCAAATTTTGAATTATGAAAAATACATTTACGATTTACAAATAGCATATGAAACCATTGTTTATGAGCATTAACAACGTCAATAGATACGTACAGACCTTGATGTGGCCTGGTAGAGATAGCTATGCCTAAGATTACACCAGTATGTGGAGATACACTGGTAGTCTCGATATCGACAACTAGTGTAGGAGCATCTTCTAATTCCTGCTTGTACTTACTGAATTGTTCTTCTGTCTCAATGAAGCAGTAGTCTTTATCTGCTTGTTTACCTACATCTTCGCCTGATAACAGTTTTGGGATCTGTGAAAATGCACGTTGAATATCTTCTTCTAACTGTGGTTTTATTATACAAATTTTTGGATGCATAATTGGAAGATATTTCTTCTCCAAGAATACGCCGTTGTATTTTTGCACCCCAGTCATGCCCGCAACGTATTTTAATGATTCTGCACCTACACATACTTTTATTTTATACCCATCTAATTCTGACATATCTAAGTCTATGTCTTTCTTAAGAATTTTTTCTTTACCTGTTGAGTTTAAAAACTTGACATCATATTCTACGCCTTTGAGATACTTATCAATAATTTTATTAGCATCTTTTTCTGCTGTGCTTGGAAACACAAAACATACATCATTCATTTCAAAAAAGTCTCCGCTTGTCTTTGGTTTAATTCGCCAGGATCAGTGCCTATAGGTAGTTTAATATTTCTTGATACTATGTTTCTAGTATCTAACATTTCTGCAATTTTTGAAGCTGCCATTTGTCCGGGAGCATCGGGGTCCATTAGAATATCAACCCTTGTCACACCAATACGATCTAGGATTTCTAACTTCTTACGACTAAAATTCGATGCACCGAAAATACATAGTGTATTGTGATATCCTAGTTGCCACATATTGAGCATATCAAATATACCTTCTACTAATATTACATAGTTTGTATTTTTAACTTTATCTAAAGGAAAAATAATTTCTGATACGCTAGCACCTTGAGGTCTACGGTAGTATTTTGGTTTGCCAGCAATCATTCCTGCATATCTTCCTTCTATGAATTTTAGTTTACCAAATTGATACACCGGTATGCAAAGGTAATCTTTCAGTCCAAGCTGTTGAGTTGTAAAAGCTTGAAACTCTTTCATCACCTTGCCTGCAATACCTTTAAACTCTCCTGCATATAAATGTCTCTCTTCTGGAAGCTTTATCTCGTCTTGTTCAACGACTTTTCTTATCTTATCTTTAAGCTTTTTGATTTTATAGGGTTGTTTACTATCAACATCTAACCGTACAGTTTCTCCAATAGAAACCATAAATTTTGTTATACCTCCTGAGAAACCACAACTCCAACAATGAAAAACATTTTTCTCCAAGTTATAAGATAGACTTGGAGATTTATCTACATGCTCACCGCTTGTGCAGGAGATTAGAATCTCTGAAGGATTATTTGTTTTTCTATATTCAATACCTCTATGGTTTAATAAATCTACTAAGTCCATTAACCGCCCAACAATTTTTTCTTAGCATTATTTAGATATGTTTGATCAGCTGTATCTAAACATCCCCAGTATCTAAGAAGCTTTAAATATAGATCCCACACTTCCTGATTATTCTTTTTGTAATATCCAGTTTCCATCCAATGCTTGAAAGCTTTTAAATATGGTATCATATGTCCTTTGCTCCTTCTTGTTTATCACTTCCAAATTTGACTACATTATGTGGTTTTTCACTTATGGTTTCTGACATGTTAGGGTTGATTTTCACACATGACCAGTCCATAAACACATCAAAACTCATGTGTTTACCGTTACGCATTTTTGTTGTATGTATTGACACTTTATTTTCAAGGCTTCTATCTTCACCTTCAGGAGGCGGAAAAAAGTTAAAACTTCTGTCTGCAGAATCAAGAATACCTTTTGCAAACCTAGCTTCACCTGATGCATCTATTTGATACGGAGACAACATGGTAATATCATATTTTCTTGATAAAGATTTTAGATTATCTGCAATAGTTATCTGTGTTTGCCAATCTTTTTGGTTATCGTGTTTTACAATATTGACATAATCAACAACACCCATGTTAAAGTTAGGATATTTAGATGAGAACATATTGCAATAATGATCAATTCTGTTTAATGTTAGTGATTCATCGTCAATCATAAATAATCTATGATCTTTCATTTCAGGTTTTTCTATTTTTACACGCTTCTCAAAGTTCTTATAGTCTTTTGTATATTCTAAGTTTTTGAGAAGTTCATCAATCTTTTCTGAAGGTTTATAGAATGTCTCAAACTTAGCTTTAGCTATTTTAATTTTTTGTTGATCGTTTAGCTGATTTCTAAATATATCTAAGAAAGGAACTTCAGAAACAATAGATAATACTCTATCGTAAACTTCTTTGTATCTCATTTCGATTGTAAAAAATGCTACTGTATTTCCTTGCAAGAACCTATTAAGTGCCAGATTTAGAGATATGATTGATTTACCAGAACCCCTACGACCGCCTAGTAGAACAAGTTCTTGTGTTGCAAAACCACCATTGATTGCATCAAACTCAGAAGATAATCCAGATGGATAAATCTTAAAGTCGTCTTCTGAGGGAAAAAAGTCTAGCTCTGCTACATCATATAATTCATCGTCGTGAGGGATAGCCTGATTCAGATGTAACAGATGGTTTTGAAATTTATCAACTACTTCAACCTTTTCTAAATCATCTAGATCATCAACTAGCTTATCCATAAAATGGATAGTTTCATCTCTTATATAATAGTCTTGAAGTTGTGCAACAAGAAACTCATTTTGTATCTGATCGTTTTCATTATCTTCAGCACAGATTTGATTTTCTATATACTCTTGTAATCCTGTATCTTTCCTTAACGCAAGAATCTCGTCTGTTGATGGCAGACGAGTGTTTGCTTTGTAAAAAGATTTAATCTTATCAAACAGAACTGAGTTGATCCCAGAAAAATATTGATTAAGTAATTTAGAATATAGATCATTACTCTGCGTGTCCAATAATCTACGCAGAGTAAGTTTTTGTAAATCTATTGCCATTAACCAGCCTTAACAGGAAATAATTTATCACGGGTAACATTTTTATACCCGCCATAGTCACCAGTTTTATATATAAGATATGATTCTCTACCAGTTTCTTCAATTACTTTACTAACTTTTTCACGTTGACGCAAGAACGCATCTAGTTTACGAGTAGGTAAAACTTCGTCTTCTAGCATCCAATAAATTTCGTAATGAATTCCTAGGGTGGGTTCAGTATATCTCCCAGCTTTGCCGTTTCTACCAGGTTTAAAAGGATAAGTCTCTACATACTTTTGAAAACCGTTTTCATGTAGTTCTAACCAATCCTCATCATATACCTCACGAACAGTTGCAAATGAGTTTTCTTCAGCAAGAAATACTTTATCACCTGTATTAAATTTTACTTCTAAATCTTGAACTACGTGATCAACATTTGCAGCTTTGCCTTTGCCTCTTGCCCTAATAGGTATATTCATATCCACAAGAATCTTTTTAATTCTTTGAGGGCTGATGTGAAACTGCCTAGCTAAAGCTGATTGAGTTTCTCCGGCAAGGTAGGAGTCTGCAATGTTTTGTTTTTCGATGGTAGTGAATATCTTATTACGAGCTTTCTTTTTAAGCTCTGCTTCACGTTCTAATTTTTCATGGAAATCTTTGATGATTTGATCTAATCGTTTAGTATTATATGCGATACCTAGGTGCTCACAAACGGCTTTTTTAGTTTTCTTAGCCTTAAGCATCCAGATAGCTTGACGAATTTTAGCTTCTGTGATTTCTGCCATAAATGTCTCCTGTGATTGTTTTTAATTTTAACAAAAAGAAGAGTAATTAGCAAGCTTTCATTTAATGAGTAATGAGGTCATCATCCGCAAAGAAAAGATCAGATATAACGTTTCTTATTAAACCTGTATCAGTATATACGATGGTGTATTGTTCGTTGAAAAATCTATTTGTTCTATATAGTTTTTCAACATAAAAAGAACTATTATAAGACTCAATCAACTGATGATGATCGTCAGTGCCTTTTTTGATATCTGGGTAGTGTCTATCAGCTAATTTTTCATAGTACTTACATCTTTCTTTTGGGTGAAGTGATAATAGTACATCAAGAGTTTCATCAGATAGTTCTTCTAGTATAAATTTCATATAAAAACAAGGGATGGTGTCTCCACCATCCCTCCTTAACAATCAGAAAGTCAAGTGCTAGTGATTATTCACCAGCAGCTTTAGGTGTGTAGTCTGCACAGCTTAGACCACGACGAGTAAGCACGGTCTTAACACCACGAACAGTTTTGTCAAAAGAGGTTGCAATCTCTTCAACAGTTTGATCGAGCATGTCTTCGATACCTTCATAAGGATCAGACTTAACTGACTTCTTATCACGCTGTGGGGCTTTAAGACCCATAGAAAGAAGTTTACCGCGAATTGAGTTGACAGAGCGACCCATTGCGTCAGCAATTTCTTCAAGAAATGCACCAGAAGATGCCATATCATTGATTTTTGCTTCTTCATCCTCAGAGTATGTGCGTGGAGTAACTTTCTTTTCAGCTGGCTTTACATGCGCTGTCATTTCCAGTGAAAGAGCTTTACCGTTAATCTGGCGAGCAGTAAATTTACCACCCATAAAGTCTGCCGCAATTTCTTCAGCAGTCATATTACCAGAATTATCTTCCAAGAATGATGACAACGCATCAGTCTCTTCAGCAGAGAAGACAGGAGCTGCGCCTGGCTTCTTAGGCACGTCATATCCCAGCTTGCGCAATTTAGCTGTGACGGAACGACGTGGGAAATCGAACTCACTCATAAGTGATTCGATGATTTCTTCGGTTACACCTGAGCCTGCAACATCGTGCATACGAGTAACCATTTCATCAGTGTATTCAAACTTTGACATATTTATGTTCCCCTCGAACTTAAAGTTTTGTTGAATTTTCAAGAGTTGTTTTTCGCTCTTGACTTTATATAGAGATATTACAGAAAAACTTTATAACAAGCAACTGAAATGTGAAGGATTTTGGTGACTTGGTTCTTTTTCTTTTTATTAAAAATCACCATTTATCACTTCTTTTTGGCTTGACCAATAGTCAATTATGTTTACACCAAGAGTAACAGCACGCTTATATTTTGAAGAAGCATTATCTCCTCCTGTAATAAGTGCATAACAATCTTTTGTGACTGTTGAAGTTACTTTAAATCCTTTGCTTTCAAGTCGGTCTGCAAGATCATTTCGTGTCATATCCAGTTTACCTGTGATACACACTTTACGAGCAGGAGTTCCAACAACTTCTTCAACCGTGACATTCTGTTCAAGCTGAAGAGGTAATGTTGTCACCCAGTCTTCGTTTTCGTCAAGCCAAGACAAAACTGATTCTACAGTAGAAGGACCAACACCTTTTATATATGTGGTTTCTATGTCTCTTAGATTTCTGAAAGCAGGTATCTTGCTAATAATTAATTTAGAAGCACGTCTACCGACTCCAGGTATACCAAGGGAAGCAAGAACAATGTCATAAGGTTTTGTTTTAGTTCTTTCTATCTCGGCTTCGACTTTGGCACCGTTAGCACCAAGTTTACCCCAGCTTTGATTTTCATATAAATCAACAGGGTGTGTTAGTCCCATCTTCTGCACAGAAGCTGGACCTAATCCTTTGATATCAATGGTTTTGATAAAGTGTTCCAAAACTTTTGATGTATTTATATTATTCTTATCTGCTACCATCAGTCTAGGACCATCTCTCTTTGTATCGCTACCAATGGTCTGTTCTGCGTGACTTTTTGTAATCTTTATACCATGAGCAGAGTGTTCAACAACTCCAATGAATTTAGGTATAACTCCTCCTGCTCTCTCAATCTTGATCATATCGCCTAAACCAAGATTGTGTTCTTCAATGATTCCGATATTGTGCAAAGTAACTCTAGAGATGGTTGCATCATCTAATACAACAGGGTCTACAACACCTGTTGGATTGACTGTACCTGTACGACCAACTACCCAAAGCACATCTTGTAAAGAAGTAATTGCAGTTTCAACTTCACGTTCTTTAAGTGCTACAGCAAATCTTGGATACTTTGATGTCCATCCGGCACCTTGTTCTCTATCCCACGAATCTGTACGATACACAATACCATCTCTAGGATAATCCCAAGCGTCATCATCAAATACAGTAAAAAATCCCATATTCTTGACAACCTTCATTCTGGTAGTATAATTCATTGTTACACCTAACCAGTCATGTGCTATGAATTTTATATTACGATCAATAAATTCTTGTAAACTATCTAAACCTAGTGCGCCACTCACATAGTTTCTATAATTGTCAACATCATTATCAGTAACACACTCACCGTTGATTACTACTTCATCATCTTGTGTTTCAATACGTGCAGGAGCGCCCTTCAACATAGATAATAGATGAGTCACGTCAGTGCCTTGTTCGCCATTACCACGGGTAAGACCCATACGTAGTTTACCTCTACGATATATTAGAGTGAGGTTAGTTCCATCAATTTTGGGAAGCTTGACGTCTTTTTTCCACGTATCTATCTCACTTTCATCATAAACTTTTTGAAGTGAATATAGTTTGTAAGGGTGAGTAACTTTACCGCCTTTATTACCTACATGTTTTGTAGGAGAGTCATGATCACGCCAGCCTTGTGCTTTCTCCATAGCTTCAAGCTTATCGTATAGCTGATCGTACTCAACATCTGTAATCATAGATGCAGAGTCATCATAGTAAGCTTGATTATGCTTTTGGATAATGTGTTTGAGTTCTTTGTAATTCATATTAAGATAATATCTGAAAAATAAGTATTAAGAAAGTATTAAGTAAAATCTTTTATGATTCATCACAAGCTTTTTTGACCTCAAGATCTAATGGTTGTTCTGATACTGCTGATACATACTTAGTATTAGTGTCAAACAACTCATGGTCTTCTATCCATATTGGAATGTTGAGAATTTTACTCAAATGAGTTAAGTAAGCCTCTTTATATAAAAACAGAGTTTCAGTAGATAGAAAAAAGTCTGGATTTAAATAAGGAAGTTGTTTAAGGAACTTATCATATGTTTTACCGCCTCTTACTCGCTCTTGTTGAGTTTTAAGTATGTTTTGATCTCTTGAAATAACTGCCACTTTAACGTTATATATTTTTTTAGCATTTTGAATGAAAGCATGATATGAAGGAATACAAGCTTTTTGGTTCCTAAAATAAGGACACGAAATAGAAGTAAAATTATGACGATGCCCAGTATCCTCTATTAAGGAAGGGTCATTCCACCAAGCACTAAATGGCTCATGATGATGACCCTCCCAATATTGTTTCATTCTCCATCCATTTACAAATGGATGTTTAGAGAATACTTTAGACCACAGGTGATTACCTGACCCCTGCGGCCCCGTTAGAATTAGCAGATTGTTTTGCATTACTTAATACCAGTGTTAAAATAGGTGAACCAAAGATCGCGATTAGTGTTCCCATAAACGCAGTATCAGTATATCCTAATTTACCAGCAACAAACAAGATTTCTCCTACAGTGGCTGGTATGAGAATACCCCAAAACATTCCAAATTCATTTACCCACTGAGGTTTAAGAACTGAAATCATTGAGGGCAACCAAACAGCGGCTCTCAATACAGCAAAGAAAAGGAACAAGTATACAAGTTGCATACCTGGTATATTAGCTACTGCCAGTCCTGCAACTGCCAAAGCTATCATACCCCAGCGAGCATAGTTGATTACAGCTTTATCATCTGAACCACCTTTGAACTTGTTAAAGATGTCATGACCTGTCATGTTTGCAACGGATGCAAATTGTGAATCAAGAATTGCAACTAATCCTGCAAAAATCATGAAAGCAAAAAAGATAGATGCAACTGGCGGCAAAAGTGTACCTATAACAATGGCGTTAGTGGTGCCAACCATGTTATTAGGAATTCCTAACTCCAGTCCTGCAGCGAGAAACCCTAACATTCCCATAAGAATTGGAATCACAATAAAAATAAAAGATGCAATTACATATGATGGTATGATTGATTTAAGTTTAATTGAAAAAGCACGTTGATAGAAAGAGTTGTCACCCCAAGGTCCACCCATGTGTCCTAAAAAGGCTGCTGCACCAAAACCTGTAAAGATACCCCAAGCAAAAGGAGTTCCAAATATTTGAGCACCTTCACCTGTGCGACCACCTAGTCCTGAGACTACAACGTCCCAACCACCTGCACTTGAGATGGCCCAAGGCACAAGTACAACCGCACCTGCCCATACTACGCAGATTTTAATCATCTCTGTAACAACTGTTGCTTTTAGTCCTGTTCTAAACGAGTAGAGAATTGCAACACCAGCCATTAAAAAAGTAGCAAGTGTATAATCAATTCCTGTTAAAACTTCAACCGTTTTAGAACCTGCTAAAAGGTTGATTGCGAAAGCACAAGTTGCTAAGATCATCATCTCTACTACAAAAAGTCCTTGTAGTCTTCCAGAGAATTTTTCTCTGAGATAGCCTGAAAAGGTAAATCCATCAGGCTTGTTAATCCTAATACGTTTCGCAAACCATGCAAAAGCTCCTAGAGTTAAGAAGTTTCCTAGACAAAACCAAAAAAGTCCTACTAAGCCATTGACATAAGCTTGTTGCGCAGAGATAAATAACCCAGGCGCCCATAGCCATGCTGCAGCAACACTCATACTGCCTTGAACAGTATTAAGTTCTCTACGAGCTACTAAGTAAGAGGTTTTAGTATCATTATACCCTCTTGAATACCAATAGGTCATTGCAAAGGCAACAACTCCATAGGCTAATAAAATAAGCAAGCCTGTACTAGGCTCAAATAAAGGAAATAAATTCATTGTCAGTGTAGTCCCATTTTAATCTACCGCGAGAACCCTCACGTTTATTTACAATTTTCATATTATACAGTTCTGCATAATGTTCTGCAAGACTAAAGGTCCATCGATCAAACCATGCAAGTCGTGTGCCATTTGCAAAGGGTTCTCCGGGATTTACCTTCATACAGATTGTTCCATGATTATTTAAAAGAGAAAAAACTTTTCTCATCCTAACATCAACCCATGCAATATCATAGAAGTTTATAGAACCAAAACATATTATTAAATCATATGTTTGATCTGGTTCATAGTCTAAAATATCACACATGATATCTGCGTTAAAATTAAATGGATCAATTCCAGTGACGTTACCATGCTTTTTGAAAAGGTTGTCACCACAGCCTACATCTAAAACACAGTCTGCTCTTTTTACTAAACTGACAACGTGTGGGTCTTCATCTTCGCTAACGTAATCATATGTAAAGTATTCCTCTAAATTTTTAAAGGTCATTATTATTTCTCCATTTATTGTAAAAATAATCTGCGTATATTTTGTTAATACGTTTACTCATGTGAAAACCGTCTCTGTTTCTTTCTTCACTAATTAGATTCATATTGTATTTACTAGTATATGTGAAAATTCCAAGACGTTTTAAAAATGATTTTTCTAAAGGATACCAACACCATGAGGGTAATGCAGCTTCATATACGTTTTCTATCCGTTGTTGTAAGAAATACTTGAAATTATCACGCATTTTAGCAGTATCTTGAATAAATTCAAAATTCTTGTCTAATCGACGATGTAAAAAACTATACATTACAAAGACATCTCTGACGTCAAATATATTACAAGCTTTCTCATAAACTATCCTAATAGCGTCATTACCTGCACCGTCTATACCTAAGTTGATTGTAGGTATGTCAAAATGTTTTGCTAATTGACTGCACCAACTATGTTCTATTGGTCCACCTACATTTACAGTAAAACTATCTCCTAGACATAAATTTATGGGTTTATCCAAAAACTGCTCATAATCTAGACCTCTAAATCCCCAACTATTAAAGCTATAATTAAAGTTTTGTACTGGGTACGCATACCAATCTTCTAATGTGCGGTATGACTCAATTGGAGTATCCATTCCACAGGTTTTGTAGTTATGATTAGCCCTTCTTTGAAAATAAGCAAAATTATTGATTATCATATAACAATTTCTCAGCTGCTATACGTTTATCTAATGATTCTTTTGATATTGTTTGGTACTGATTAGAGTTTTTAGCCCATTTATTATATGTTGATCTAGTATCTTCAAAGTTTATTATGCTATTTTTCTTGTCTGCCATTGTATTCATTTTAATAGGAATTCCGTTTGGTAATTTTCTACGGAATTCTAAACCTTTTATGAACTTATATAAATCTGCTGAACCTTCTAGACGAAATAAATTAAATAAATATTGTTTATCTTTTGTTTGCATAAACTTGCTTATAAGATACCTAGTGCTACTGTAATCTTGTAGTGATATACCAAATCTGTCCTTTACATTATGAGTACACTTTGTTAACGTCTGTAAATAATCATCTATATCTGCGTGTATCGCATCATATTCAGCACGTTCAGTATTATGAAAGTTTTCACTAACCCAATAATCATAATCTTTATACTGATTTAGTTTTGCAATAAAGTAATCTAAATCGATATATTGTTTTGTATCTTCTTTATGGGTTTCTATACGTTCTTCTATGCTATATACATTTAATTTTTTTGTATTTTTTCTTATGCCCCAGCTAAGTGCGTACTCAAAAGGATCCCGTGTACAGTAAATAATTCTATCATATACATGATTACAAAGATTATAAAAATCTGAATAATCTTCTGTTTTTTGTTTTTGACGATTTACTACGTGGTATTGCGCAATTCTACTTACAAGATTTGCGCGATTATTTTTTAATAAATTGAAAATTTCTTCTATACTTTGTGTATAATTTAAGTCAAAATTTTTTATTAGTGTAAAGTTTTTATCTAACTCTACTCCATTTAATAGCTCATGAGTATTCCAATACTCTAAACCGGCACTATTTAAATACACTGTGAGTGCGCGTTGTAAATATGTACTACCCACACCATCTGGTGTCAAAATTAAATAGTTCACTATTCACTATCATGGATATATAATTGTAGTAATGCGTAATGTAGTACTTTCATGAGATCCTTACGAGCATCGTCGCGAGAACCTTTTTTACCGTAACGTTGTGCGTATTTTAGCACATTACCAATACAAAATCCAGTGCCGTGTCCACCATCCATAATAAACTCAGTAGCTTGAAAACGGTCTTGAGAATAGTGTTCTCTGTACGTTGCGTCTATGTAGTTTCTAAAATCATTTAGTAACTGAGGCTCATTATATTTATACTGAATCATTTTTGATTGAGGATGTTTTGCAGGGATAGGAGTATCTAGAGTGTTGTCTAGATAATCATAAATTTTTTGTTCTTCTGGTGCAGATCTGAATGCACGAGTTCTGATTGTTCTACCACCGTCTGGTGATTCGTGAATTAGTCTGTCTTCTTCTCTAATACGACGTTTCATATAGTCTTCATGTCTTTCACGCATTATTTTACCTTTTGTTTGATAGCATTTAGAAGTTTAACTAAGTTTTCTTTTTTGTTAAGATTTACACCTTCAACTTCTATCTCTAGTATATCTTCTAATTCACGGAGCATAACCTTAACTGTTTGAGATCTATCTTCTTCTTCAACTACAGGTTTTTCGTAAATTTTCAATTGTACTAATTTACTTATAACACTTCTATAACCTTTTGAGAAGTGACTTGCTAATTCATATACGTCTTTTAATCCTTCCTCGGTATACAATTTTATCAGTTCAGCTTCTTGCTCATCATTCCAAGCTTTAACGCTCATTTATTTCTCCAATTCTAATTCATATTGGTTGTTCAACGTATATCGTTTTACAACCTCTTTACTTGCATCTTCTAGTAAGGGGATTAGAGATGTAACTTCATCTGCTGGTATGGAAAATCCAGATTTAGTAGGATACCATTGACCAGTATCCCCATCCATAGAATACTCTCTAATGTGAAGATAAAGTGTTTCTCTAAATTCATTTATTGTAACTTTAACTGCATTTCCGTTAGGCTTGTGAAACGCTGTTCCAAAATCTATATTCATAATTTGATTGTCTGTTCTTTATTAATAAAATCAGTTAACCAGCTTGTTACTGGATACGCCTTGAATACTTGAATAAGAGAATACCTAGTTTCAGTTTTTGAATTGTTTATCATACCATGTGCTATTGTATCAGGATCAAATATTACTGATTCACCTGTTTTTAATTTTATCTGCTCAACTTTTCCATCATGCTCAAATTGATATATAAAATCATCGCTTTCGGTTAGTGCAGTTAGTAATCTAAGATTATATTCAGATGCTTCTTTGATACCTTTATTATTGTCGTCTGTATGTAAGGGTGTTTCTTTGCCTGGTAGTTGTCTATGAATTCTAATTCTTGTAGTTTGTACTTCAAAGTAATCTACTAAAGGTTTGAATAGTTTATAATAGGCTGTATGTGTAAAATCCTCTGGGTTTTCAGTATTACCCTCTCTGTAAAAATTGTGTATTTTTCCGTCTAAGCTTTTTAATGCAATTGCATCAATACAACCAGCTAAATCATAGTCCGTATGTTCTTCAAATAAAAGTTTATCCCAGTGTTTAAAATTGAAATCTAATTTTGTTTTAGCTATTGTAAGCACTTAAATAATCCTTTATATTCTTACCCTCAACAGGTTTATCTAAATAGTCTTTGCCTAAAATCCAAATATTAGGATTTTTTTCATTTATTTGATTACACCAAGTTTCGTAACACTCTTTTACTCCCGATAAACCTCTAAGATATTGTGCATTAATAGTATGAAAAGCATTACTCCACCAAATAACTGAGTTATCGTCACTTGTTATTTTAGAAGTTACTTTATCTGGATCTTCACAAATATCACAATGAATATAAGAGTGCTTTAAAAGTCTATATCGATCCCAATGCTCTTTAATAATCTTTTCAGAACCCCACCACTCAATTTCTCTTTGCCATAACTCTTGACGAGTAAGCACTTGCGTTTCATTTCCACCTGTCTCATTTATTTTATATTTTCTAACTGCATATTCAAGGAATCGCGGGTAGTCTTCTCCGTTCCATTCTTTAAGTAATAGTTTTTTAAACGCGAGAGCTTGTTTACTGTAATCATAAAATACTACCTCAGTGTCTTCATAAAAATCAAATTTGTGTAGTATCATATTAGGTTTGAAGCTAGCAGCAACACTGTAAAGTTTTTTTATCTTATCAACATTTATATATTTTAAATCTACATAGTTTTCTGTGTTCCAAAAGAAAACACAAGTTGGAGCATAAGATACAATGTTATTAATCCAAGAAAGTTGATTGTCTAGTTCTTCTGCACTTGTAGTTGGATAGATGAATTCTTTTGATTCACGAATTTTAGGGTGAAAATTATATACTGTGAGATCATTTTGTAAAGAGGTGTTAATGAAGTTCCACCCATCAACTAGAGGTGTGCATATAGTTAGTTCTTCAGTAGGTTTTAAAGAAAGAGGCGTATAATCATCGTGAATATCTTTTGCGTGTCTGTCTGCAACTATCACAAAAGTATCCTCATCTGTTTTTTCTCCAAAAACTGGACGATCAAATTTTTCATAGTAATTTAAATTCACTAAAATACATTGTTTGTGTAATCCAAAATACCCGTTATGTCCTTCTGGATTATTTTTGTTCTTTTTTGACTTATCCATAATGTGACCTGTGACAAAAAAGTTTTGATTTTTAATCCATTTTTCTATAAAAGTAAAAAAAGACGCGTCCTTAATAATGTGCCCAATTGATTGTACGATACAGTATTCAACATCGTAATTGAGTGCTTCATCAAGAACTTCATTGATATCTTGTTTCACAATAATTGGTCCAAAATATTTAAATCTAGTAAAAAATTCAGTTATTTCTTTTCTTTTTTGATCAATAGTCAAATTATGGTGTCTTGTATCGTCATATATTCCGACAACATAATTTTTGTTAATGCCCATTTTTCTCATAACTGGTTTCTACTAATTTCTCATAATCTTTTGTTTTAGCGCCGTGAACAATAATATGGTATCTATCTTCATCACTGTTATTAATGTAAGCGTGTTCGTTACCGACATCTAGTAGCATAGCTACTCCTGGTTTAAAGGGAACATATCCTTTGTGTCCACTCATTTTCATTAAACAACCTTTGGGATGATTTAAAGCCATATTAATAGGGGATAATTTGCTGTCAAAAGTGTCAACGTGAGGGGTGATATAACCACCTGGTTCTAACAGCATGAATCTAAGCCTAAAATATCTGCTATAAGGGAAATCATTCTTAAAAAAGTTAGTTGTCACCGGACATCTATCTGATATTTCAGTCCATTTATAGGGAGTATCATTATTTGATTTATATCCGTATTGTTCATAATGATTAGTTTTGTATGCATCAATGCCATGAATGCATAAACTTCTCCAGCCTTTATGCCTATAACCCCCAACGCCGTCTTGATCTCTGTGTTTAACAAATTCATCTTTTAGTGCAACAGCTTCTTCATACATTTTTTCATAAGGAAAAGTGATGTCAAGTTGCAACCAAGGTAAATTACTTTCGTTTACTATCCAATTAAAATCTTTCATGAGTACATGTCCAATAAGTCTTCATCAAAAGCAAAACTAGTACCACAACCGCAGGAAGCTCTTGCTCCTGGATTTTCTACGGATAGTTGTTTATTCATACCGTTTACGACTAGATCTATTGTGCTACCATAAAGAAATTTTATACTTTCAGAATCAACCAATGACGGTGGATCTTCACAAAATTTGATATCTCCATCTTCGACTTCTTCCGCGACATCAAATAAATAGTTGAAGCCACTACACCCTCCACCTGATACGCCAAACCTGAACATTTGACCTGGTTCAAGATTATTAAGAATATACATCTTAGCTTTTGCAGTTAAGTTTGGAAGTTGTCCGTTGTATTCAGATTCAATTATTGGAGCGTGTCCATGAAAATCTGCTAATACTTTTTCTTCAAGAGTTGGCTCACGATTGTTGTGTCTATCAATTACGGCTTGTGCAAGTCGTGAAACTTCAGCTTTATCTACTTCTGCTTCAAGTTCTGCAAACCACTTATCTAAATCGTTTTGGTCTGGCATCTGATTTGTTGACATTATTAATCACCTCCATATATTGTTTTGCTACGTTTGTCCATGTATTAGTCATTTCAACATTTTCAAGTTTAGCAAAAACTTCTTTTTTGTCGTGTGAATGATAAATCCATTGTAAAGCTTTTTTTAAATTTTGTCCAACAGGCTCATTTATAAAAGTATGAGTATTCATCAATGTAAATGAGTCTCCTGGTTTTTGAGCAAAAACTTGGTTTGAGGTGATGTCAACAGCTGCTTGTTGTGTCTCAACTCTAACCCCGATATCTGGCGGTATAAAGTCTTCGTGTGGTCCAGAAGTTGGCAGTATAGGTAAGCACCCACAGGCCACAGCTTCTTGAATGTGCATACCAAAACCTTCAGCTCTGTAAGGATGAACAACTACTTTACTAGATCTGTAAAGTGCACTCATGTCTTCATCAGAAAGTTCATCATCAATATAAATCACAGTCCCACAACCAGTTTTATATTGCATTTTAATGATTTCATTAAGAACATTGTTTTGACCATATATGGCTGGATTATCTTTGATTATAAGCTTGGCATTATCAAATGCTTTAAAAGCACCGTGCCACTCATTGATAAGAATGTCCAATCCTTTTCTCCATTGTGAGTTGCCAACGTATAAAAAATTAAATTTGTCAGGATTAATACCATACTTAGTTAACTTACTACCTTTTTTATTAAAAATAGTTTCATCAAAACCATTAGGCACGACAGTAATATCATTAGGATTCATACCGCCTTGAGTGATAATATTTTTAATGTAATTCGATGGCACTATCAGATGATCAGCAAATGTTTCCCACTTATATTGCCACTCAAAAGGAACTTTTGGAAACTCCCAAGGTTGAATAAAGATTACCTTAGTAGGATCATCTTTTGGCCATTGCCAGACAGGTGGATAAGAGTGTCTAATCTGTAAATCAACTGGATCTTCAATATCTACTGCTTCTAATTTTTTAAGTTTTTTGATTATGTCTTTACTTAGTTTAGAATCAGGATTGTATTCATCTAGTGGTGTTATAGATAGAGTTACATTTTTTTCTTTTTCTAATAATAACGCTAGTTGTCTATTGATAATCGTTAAAGAGTGATTATCATAAAATTTTCCTACAAACTCAATATTCATTAATATGCTCTCTCAATATTTTCTAAAACATAGTTTTCAACGTGTTCATCTGGGATAGCAATTAACTTAGGCCACTGTGCGTCACCTAATCCAGAAGTTTTAAAATTATGTAATTCATGGTAGTTTTCCCATGTTACTTGTGACCAGATTTGATAAAAGGGATCTTTTTCAACTAAGTCTGAATGACCAATATTGTGTATTTTTTCATGAAGTTCTTTTTCTGGTCTACATAAACTCCAGTGTAATGCTACTAAAGGTGACATTAACCTTCCTGCGCCAGAACCAGATTTATCAGTCCAACGAGCATAAACATATGTGCTATCTTTTGACGTCACTACTCCTTGATTTTCCCCAAAGAAAGGAGTGTCATCTTCGTTCGCAATTAAAAGGGTATGACTTTCGCCTGATTCATCATTAAGTTTTTTATATGGAGTAGACCAGACCATACAAATATCAGCTTTGTTATAATAGTTTTCAACAAGTGGGCAGTATTCTAAAAAGAATTTTTTAGTGTTGATCAGCATTTCATCAGCATCAAAGGAAAATATCCAATCATGTGAACATTGTGCTTTAAGAAAGTTTCTTTCGTAATTGTCATTTTCAATCGCTACTTCAGATTGATGAAAGTTTTCTTCAATAATTGAGATTTTATTATCCCCATCTATTTGAGATAATGAACTCCACAGAGCGTCTTCATCTATTGAAAAATCATTACCACTCCAAGTAATTCTGTCTTTGTCTATACCAAGGATAATTTCGTCTACATAATTGTAGTATCTTTTGATTGAATCAGCCAAAAACATGTTTGCATCGTAACTGATCAAACTAATCGCAGATTTTTTCTTCATATGTTTCTCTATTTTTTAACAGGAGTTGTTTTGAGAACTTTTTTCTTCAAGCCCATAATGCATATGCCGCTGTAGTATTTTTTTGAATCACTCATACTATTTGAAATCCTATACTCTTTCAGTAGCACCTCGACTCTATTATCATTATCTGTAAACACATCATTTAACATCTGAGCTTGCACAGAGTTTGACTGTTGAGAAAAAATAACAACACACTCATTGGTAAGAGACGGTAAAATTTTATCAAAAAATGCTTGGTATATCTCAGGTGAGACTGGAGATACGTCAAAATAACACAAATCATATTTGTCTTTAAGTGTGACTTCCCTGAAGTCCCCTTCAATCAACTCAAAATTTTCTCTATTCATCTTTTCAGGGTGAGATCTATATCTCTCTAAATTTGCTTCAAGCTGTGATTTCATATTGTCCCAGATAAATCCTTCTGGCGCCCATTTTTGTGCTTCTCTATCATCATACAAAAAATGTTCAATACCCGTTACCTTTGTTTTTGGGTTATCAAACAATGCTGAAATCGCAGTTGATCCTTTATACACACCTACTTCTAAGTATTTTGTGTTTACCTTTGATGCTAAATTATTAATTAAACATTTTAGTCTGATTGAAGACTGTCCGTGAATGTCTCTTTCTATGCCTGTTAATTTTGATCTTTCATTATCTGACATTTTCAGTGATGTCTGAATGAAAGGAATTGATACTCTACTCATTTATTTCTCCTTATTACATAATTATCAATTAAAAAGAATGGAATCATAAAAACTAGATAAGCCAGCCAAAAAGTTACCAAAGGAATTAAATATAATAAACTAACTATAAGCCCTAAATAAGTAAGAACTAAAGTAAAAGGACCAGCTTTTTGTCGTTGTTTTTGAACGCTTTCATATAAATCATGTTTTGTAATAAATACTTTATCCATTTTTTATCTCCTTGTCCAGCGTTTTATAAAATTTTGAGTTTGCCCATTTCGTCTGGAGTCTTTCAAGGTTTCTGCTTTCCATGGCTGATTTACTATCATTTCTTATTCTTTTTGTATCTCTTGATTCGTGATGGAAAAGTCGTACAGGTATCTGATAGATGTCGAAACCGTTTTGTCGTCCTGATAAGCAGTAATCGACGTCTCTGTTGTAAGTCCATTCAAAGGAGGGGTCAAAGTCGCCCACGGAATTAATAAACTCCCGTCTAAGGTAGCAACCTCCAAATGTTGTCCAGGCAACAGATCTCGTGGAATCGTACTGTCCTGTATCAGTTTCAAGTTCCTGCTTAAAGGCTTGTTTGTTTTCCAATATAAGTCCACTTCCGAAATGATCTGGTTTATTGTCTGTGAACTTTCCTCCTGCACACTGTACGAAATATTCATCACTCTCGTTTTTTGCTGGGTACAACAGCAAACAACCAAACATTCCTGCTTCTGGATATTTTTCAACATACTCTAAAACCTCCTCAAACCAACCATCATGGTGAGGAGCCATGTCAGCGTGAAGTATAAATATATCATCATCTGGAAATTGTTTCCACATTTTTTGAAACATTAAGTCACAACCAATTGCAGCGGCATCACGTTCATAATAAACATCATATTCCCAAAATTGTTGTTTATGACCTTTGATTTCATTTTCAAAAACATATGGGGTAATAATTTTTACACTCATTTCCATTTTCCTAACCATAATTCATTTTGTTGACTTATATCTGCATATTTTTCTATTTTTTCTCTCCACCAGGAGGGTTTTTTTACTGTTTGATGCAGATTATGATTTTTAAATTTTTCTGGTGGTGGAGTGCTGGCGTAATCATATGCGATTGTGAAAGCAAATCTATTGCTAACCCTTTTCATTTCTAAAAATGCAGGATCTATTTGTTCAGGTAAAAGATGTTCAAGAACATCCCAAGCTGTAATAAAATCAAATTCCTTATTTTTAAAAGGTAAATCTAAAATATCAGCAATGTAATCCGCTGATTTACACGCAAAGTCAACTCCAATAGCTTTTTCTACTCCAAGTGTTTTGATCTGTTGAATAAAATTGTTATGACCACAACCTACATCTAGTAAACTTGTAGGGTTTAAAGCAGCTATGGCTTCAAGGGCTTTATGCCCGTGATTACTTTTTCCATAGTATGAGTAAGCCTCATCATTGTAAATAAGTTCATATACTTCTTTTTCTGGGTTAAATTTCATCTAATTATGTACTTTTTCTCTGTTTCTTGAATTTGCCCTAATTGATCAAGTCTATTTTCAAAACCAAATAGATACAAAGTATCAAAACCCATCTGATTGGCTAAACAAACTGCGTTTAACCCAGAGTTTAGGCTGTTTGTGTTATAGTGTCGTTTTGAATCAAATTCAAAAACTCTACCTGTTCTTCTATATTTTGGTGCTACTTTTGGTGTGGTAAATATTAATTTATCAGTTTTTGAAAGTAACTCTCTTACCATAGGCTCGTCTACAGCAAATATTAAATTTGCCCATGCGCAATGAAAGTTAGTGCTAATCGTAAACTTATCCGGCTCAACAAGATTTTTAGTAGTTCCTCCACCCACTATATTACATTTCATTCCTTTTACTTTCTAATTCAGAGATACGTTTTTGTAACCAGTCTCTTACTTTTGGTTTCTTTTTCTTAATATCAAGTATACTTAATTCATGTTTTAGTATTGCAATTACTGCCCAGTCAACGCTACTTAAATCAGTTTTTCCGTCCATGTTTTCGGAGTCTCCTCTGTTATAAACTCAATTGGTAAATGATATTCAAAGTCTCTAACTTGTGGCCTAATCCAAGCTACCATTTCTTCTATAGTTTTATCTACAGTAATAGTTGCGTTATAGTTCCATTCTTCTCTAACTTTTTGACTAGAGCAAAATGCATTTTTTACTTCACGAGGTCTGTCAGGAAAGTGGGTCAGACTCGGATATTTTCCACAATGATGTCCGACTTTGTAGGCTAACTGTTTAATGGTGATTTCGTTGTCGTCAGGTCCAATATTATATACTTGTCTTGCAATATCTCTATCAGATTGCATAATCTTATATATAGCTTGAATACAATCTAAAACATTTGAGAAAGAACGCATTTGCTCTCCGTCACCATAAACTACTATTGGCTTTTTTTGTAAACAACGACTAATCATGATTCCTACTACGTTTCTAAAGGGATCATAATATCTTTGACCTACTCCAATAACATTATGAGGAACTACAGTTACAAAGTTTAATCCATGAATCTCATTTAACAACTCTAGATGTTCTTCAGCATGAGCTTTAGCTAATCCATACGGATCTACAGGTTTCCTAGGCATATCTTCTCTAAATGGCGGTACTTGATCTCCATACCTTGCCATTGATGAACAGTTTATTAGAAGTCTAACATTGTTAGCTAAACAAGCAGAAGCAACTGAAACTGTACCTGAAACAATTGAATTTACAGTACAAGCAGGTGAAAAAACACTTAAACCCTCATAAGGTAGTGCAGCAGTATGAAAAACACAATCTGCACCTTCACACAATTCTGTCATCAAGGCTGTGTCTTGAATATCACCTCTAATATATTCTACAGCTTCAGGTACGTTACCTTCAACGCCTCCAATCATGTTGTCTATACCAACTATTTTGTAGTTTCCTTTAGCTACTAGGTATTTAGCCATTGTACTACCTAGAAGCCCTGAAACTCCTGTTATTACTACTTTTACCATCTGAATTCCTTTTTATAATGTTGTACTAACTCTAATAGTTCTTTATCAAAATCTTTCTGAGGACTCCATCCAAGATTTTTAAGAGGCTCACAAGAAATTGCATATCTTACATCTTGTCCCGGTCTGTTATACGTAAAATCCAAAAACTGATTTGCGTCTGGCACTTTACGTTTTAGATTACCCATAAAATAAGCACTTAAAATTTTGTTTACAGTTTCTAAGTTAGTCTGCTCGTATTCAGAAGATATATTATATATACAATTTCTTTCTGCTTTTTCATATAGTGTCATAATAGCATCAGCCGTATCTTCTGAGTGAGTCCACGTTCTAATCGGTTTTCCCTCGTCATGCAGTTTTATTTTTTTACCTCTTGATAGTCTTTTTACGGCTAAAGGTATGAGTTTTTCTGGGTATTGATAATATCCATAATTATTAGAAGGTCTTGCTATGATATAATCAATTCCGTAAGTTCTAGAATATGCTTGTATTAACAAATCTGCCATCGCTTTAGATGCAGCATAAGGATTTGATGGTTTCATTTGTGAAGCTTCATCAAATAATCCGTTTGTTAGGTCGCCATAAACTTCATCAGTTGATATTTGAAAAAACAGCGGTTTATCAACCCTTAAAACAATTCTTTTATTTATCATATCAAGTAAATTTCTCACACCATTTACGTTTGATTCAATAAAAGCTTCACAAGATTGATTACCTATATCTACATCAGATTCTGCTGCAAAGTTAAATATTACATCACACTCTGGTAACCAAGAGTTTAAATTAGCAATGTCTGTTTGAACCCACTTGAAATTTTTAAGATTAGCTCTAGTTAATGATTTATTATGGACATACGTAAATTTATCTATTCCATATACTTTCCACCCCTCACCCAAGAGTTTCTTAGTAAAGGTTGTACCTAGAAATCCAGCAAAACCTGTAACAATTGCAGTCTTAATCATTATCATTCTCCATCAAAGGATAACATATAATTCTGTCATATACTTGTTTTGATATGGGTAATCCTCTCAAAGGCACATAATACTTTTTCTGCTCATCATTTTCTGGTAGTTTGTTTTCTAAATGTATGTAAGGAAGACACATAGGTAAAAAACCATTATCATCAGCATGATTTGGAAGTATATCTCCCATATCTTGGCTATTCAATTTAAATAGCTCATCAAAATATGAGTCTAAAATTTTGTCTCTTAAACTATCTATGTGAAAGGTATCCCAATATTGGAGAATGGCAGCTGCTGATATTTCGCTAATTTTAAAGTTACTTCCTCGCTCATTGAATTTTCTATCAACAAATCCAAAATTACAAGCAATTCTAACTTGTTCTTCAAGGTGTTTGTCAACAATAGCTAGTCCACCTTCCCCAAAACCAATAGGTTTAGTGTGGTGTAAGGAAATAAAAGAAGCATTACCTAAGTTACAAGAGTTTATTCCGTTATAAAAAGAGTATGGAGTTGCTGCGTTATCAAATACTACTATCTTATCGTGTTTTTGCGCAAAATGTAGTATCTTATCTAGATCTTGTAAATGACCAAAACAGTTGGTCACTATCAAAAGTTTTCCATATTCATTCGCTAAATCATCGGTTAAGGCAAAATTTAAATCTTCATCGAAATCAACAATAATCGGTCCTGTTGCTGGACCTTGCGATGCGCTGGGGAAGTTAAAATCTTGAGTAACAACTCTGAGACTTTTTTCTGAAGTTCTTTGAAAAGAGAATATGATAGCGTGGAGAGCAGCGGTACCAGAGCATGTTGCTATAACAGCTTTTGAGTCATCTATTTTAAGCATTTCTTTTGCACGTTCTTCCAGTAAAGAACTTGCATGTCCACCGTTTGCAAATCGATTATGTTTATGTGCGTGTAATAGATAGTTTTCTAAACCAACATAATCAATTGATTTTTTAGATATCAATGTTTTCATATACTATTTTCCAATTAACATATGGGGTAATACAATTATCTTGTAAGTGCGTTGCGTGACCTGGTATTGGGCATAAAGCTCCAACCTGTGAAAAAGCTTTCCAAGTCCACGAATCGTCAGCAAACACACCTGCTCTTAGTGCTTCAAACTTAAATCGCGCCCACGTTGACCCAAGAGCAGCTATTGTTAGCGTGGCACTAGGTATGGTTCTAAGATGTCCATAAGGTCCTGCGTGTAATTCACACTCTTTACTTCTGTCTAAAGTATATCTATCAGGATAGTCGTATGGGGCATAAAAACCCGTATATCCCTGCTCAAACACGTGTTTCATACAGTGAAGGGCGTGTTCGACATGAATATAATCATCTTCACATACATAAATGATTTCTGATGGATTAGTTTCTGCTGTTTCAATTATAATTTCCATTAAATCTTGACAAGCATTTACGATTACTGGATGATACTGGGGATACGCGTGATTTTCTCTCAGTTCATTAAGAGGTGTAATATCTTTAATTTGGAAGGTAGCTTGAGTATTCTCTTTCATCCAACGCAGAGTTTCATATGAGGTTCTATCGTTAATGATAATGATAGTGTCTTCTGGCGTAAGTCCTTGTTGCAAGGACATATAACACTTGCGTAAGATTTCAAGCTTACCTTTACCTTCCCAACGAGGTTTATCTTTAGTGCCGTCCCCTAAAGATCCTGGAGACAAGTTCGCTTCACAACTTCTAAACAATACTATCATGGTTTATCTGTTACTATCCCTGATTGAAAAAATTGTCTGTTTTGCATATCTTCAAATAGTGTTTCACCAGCAGACAAAGTATTTTCGTTTCCTATCTGAGTTTTAGGAACAATTTGTGTGTTAACTCCTAAAAAGTTTTCATCACCCATTTTAACAAATCCCATGCATCCAGCATACGGAGACAATACATTGTTATCACCGAAAACAGCATCATGATGAATTGACGCATAAGCATTGAAGTTATTAAAACTACCAATCTGTGCATTTGCGTTCATCATAGAATAAGAACAAAACACATTTCCTATTCCCATTTTAGCTAGTGATGATATATGTGCTGTTTCAGCGACAACATTCGGAAAATGCATAATACTTTTCGTATACTTACTTGTAAAATGTTCTATAAACTGTCGCCTCCACTTTTTATTTCCTGTGCCAAGGATGAATCGTGAGTTTTCCCGATAGTGAAATTTATCAGAACCTTCATCGCCAATAAGAATAGCTTTACCGTCATTCATGACAATAAAGCCTCCAAACTCGTCTTCAATTTGTTGTGGTAAAATAATTTGTGTGAATACTTCTTGGGCAAATCCTCCGTTGCCTAAAATGTATACTTTCATGATTCCCTCTTTATGTTATGCCACACTTCTGTTCCAAGGCAGTGGCCGCCCGATAGATTATGCCGCTAAGGGCATATCCATAGGTGCAAAGTTATCGTTTGCAGTTATTTAAGTCTTGCGGTTGAGGTCGCTTGCGCACCTGCTTCTCGTTTTGATTTTTACTACGTCTGTCGATCCTATTTCATCCCCTCTGAAACTGTAGTCGCCTACAAATTGGTGGAGATGCGGGGTACTGCCCCCCGGTCCAGTCCGTCTATTCTATCTCTACTCAAACGAAGCACTAATATCTTTGTATACTAAGTCTAATCCTTCAGTAAGTCCTGTCAAAATAGCTATAGCAAGCGCACCAAAGAATAAAATTAAAGGACTTGATAAAATTAACCACCAATAAGTGCGAAATATACCGTGTCCGTATTCAAGACGATATGCACGTTTGCGTTCAAACCAATGGGCTATCCACCGTATAAACGCTTTTATTTTTCCAGTTACCCACTCTCCCACAAAATGTCTTGCTAGACGCATTACAATGAGAACGGGACTACTAATTACTTCCCAAATTATAAGTAGTATATCTACGGCAAAGTCAACACAATTATCAATTGTGAACCACTTTTTAATTTTTCGTAGCACTATTACTCATGTTCGCCACCAAACGCTCGTGAATTAATTCCGTTATCTACACGATTGGTAAAAAATGTTGGGTTTGTTCTGGCAACTTCAAA